CGGGCCGATATGTTCACCTAAGAACTAAAAGTTAAACATGCTTACCAGTGTAAGAAAAGGTAACCTGAAGCGAAGAAGTCCATGAGCTTCAATTTAGCATTTTGTCCGTGGTGGTGAGTAGCATCCGTAGGGTGATACACAACACCCATCCAGTTTCGAGATCTTGAAGCACGAGTAGCCATTTTCAAAATAATGAAAAATTAATAAAATTATGGAGCGAGAGCGAATTAATTTTGATTTTGTGGTGGACTCGGCCGGCCGAAAAAATTTAAAAATTTGAATTTTTGGCCGAAATCGTAGTCGGCCGGCCGGCCGAGACAAGAAAAAAATGGCCGAACCGTAATAAAAAGTTATATATATGAGAAGCCCCGCAGGGTCGGGGGCCCCTTTAGGGGGGCGAAGCCTTAACTTGTAGAGGAGTAATGCTACAAGGTGAAATCTGGCCGAAATAGGCCAGAGCAGAAGTGGGCTACAAGGTATTTAGCCCACTTCTGCTCCCGCTCCAAAAAAAACGAGCGTAGCGATACGAGCGAGCGTAGCGAGCGTAGCAAGGAGCGGGAAGCAGATAACGAGCGCAGCGAGTAGCGAGCATAGCGAGCAAACGAGCGTAGCGAGTAAACGAGGTAACGAGTTATATAAAAATATATTAATCTTATGCAACGGTAACAACACCCGAAGGGTTAATCCATATAGGCGCCTCTGAAGAGCTAATATTATTAGCTTTGTAAGAGAAGCCTGCATTGTATTCAGCGACTTCAATGTAGCATTGAGCTGGAATGCCGCTAGTTGGAAGCGAAATGCGTAAAACATTGTTAAGACCGTTGGTTGCGATTTGAACATTGACGTGGCAAACTGCGATGAAGCCACTAGTGGCTGGATCAGTAACGCCATTAGCAATTGTCATGCTCCTAATTTCGCTTTGAGCAGCGTCGTCAACGAGTCCGTTAGGACCGTAAAGATCTGCGACAAATGCTAGGTTACCAGAAAGAATGCTGTAAACGTTAGTAGCATTCGTGAAGGATACTGTAGTAGTATCAAGCGAAATCATGACCCTTACGTTTCCCGCATAAGCTGCAGGAAACGTGAGGTCAACCCTGTTGTTTGTTGCAGAACCAGAGACAGCTAAAATGCCGATATTGTTTTGTTGGCCTTTTAGTTGTCCAGTCCCAAGAATGTACTGAGCGGTTTCTGATCCTGGAGGGTACGACAGGAAAATGTCTTTGGAAATAGCGAGACCTTTACCGGTGTAAAATTTGGGCTTTCTTAACTTAACGGTATAAGAAACCCAAAGCTCACCCAAAGATTGGTTTGAAAGAGTAGAAGAGCAATTAGCAATTGCGATTTGAAATTTTCCGTGGTCGTAAGTTTTCAGATCTTGGTTAGACACAACAGGGTTGGTTCTAATGTATTCTCCTCGAGAACCAGAAAGTTTTTCAGGATCACACTCAACGAAAGATTGAAGTGATTCTGTTAGACGACCGCTAGTAGCGTGTGCGTATTGCATCATCGTGAATTTCTCGTTGAATGATGCCGCAGCTGCATTGTAATTAGTAGCCATAATTACAGTTCCAACTTGACCGTTTACTTGATTACCACTTTCAGTGGTAGTAGATTTGAAGGTGAAGCAAAGTTGTACCATTTCGTATTCGTCGAAGTTAGATGCAATTTGCGAAAGCCAAGGGAAAGTCTTCTCTAGACCAGGATTTATGTTGAATTCCTGCAATACAAAAGGTGCAGTAGTACCAGCAGACGGAGTACCTGAAGTAAGCGGTGGTCCGTAAATTTCGGACACATATTCTCTGCGACTGTATATTACCGCGTCGTCAGGTTCCGCGTCGCTGAATAAAGGAACAACATCCATTGTTGACTTTGTTGACATTAGGTCGTTTGAATCCGGTCCTTCGTATTCTCCCATTCCTGTGTACATACCACGACCTCCAATGGCATAATCAAGGGCACGTTGTCCTAACTTGTTTCGCTTGGCGAATTGGCCGAGGGTTTGGCGGATTCCGTATTTACCGGCGCCAGTGTACATACCTCGACCCAAAGCAATAGCTGCGTCGCGGCGTATCTTAATATTGCTACCAGCTGTACCGCTAGCAGCACCCATGAGTGCAGCAGCGTCATTAATTCGTTGCTGCTTATTGGCAGCGGCGGCAGCTCTTGCTGCGGATTTTGCGACTTGGTAAATTCCATAAGGAAGTTTAGAGCTTGAACGTTTTCTATAACTTGGCATTTTTAAATTAATGAAAATTTTGTGGTTTTTTAAACCGACAGGAGCACCACAAAAATAAAGAAATTAAAATTTGTAGAAAATTCATTAATTAAAATGTACGGAAAAACGTCAAGCGCCGAAGAAGTCCGAGCAGTAGATAAACGAGGACGTGAGTTAGATGCTAGTAGAGCTATTAGACTAGCCATAGCTAAGAATAAAAAAATCGAGAGAGAAGCAGATAGACAAAGATTGATAAATGCCAACAGATTACGAGACGTGTTGGCGTTGAAATCTGAACAGTCTGCATTTGTTCCACATGGCAAGACAATTGTACCTTATTATGAAAAGGGTGAAGTTGCAGTGAAACTGCAACCATTAGCAATTGCGAAGAGTTCTGGACGTGGCAGTAAAATGTACAATGCTGCACAACAGGCAATTGACAATGTCAAAACCCAAGAACGGTTAGATCGAATTGGGGAAGAAGGAACACACGGAGGAATTGGAAAATATTATAAAAAAAAGAAGGCGACGAACAAGAAGCCTTACAAGTACAACAGGTATGCGAAGGCAAGGAAGAAGAGGTATCATGATGCTTTGCGTAAAGCGTACGCAGACATGTTGGCAGCCGCTATGGATCAAGATCCAGTAGATCAGATAATAGCTAAGTTTGAGAAGAAAAGACCTAGCACGTTGGCAGGGGTTAGCCCGCCACGTTCTTTTATTAAATTAGAAGAATTATTAGGAATGTAAATTAATCTGAATCACTATCTATAATTCTTCTAGATTTAGCTAAGCCAACTGTTGTTTTCGTCGTCCCAGATCTTTTGCTTGCCGCTTTGCGACGAGTTAGATCCTCGTCTTGAGAACTGTCGGAAGAATAATCCGACTCGGTTACCTCCCCATTGTTTAGAAAATTGCACAGGCTCCCTTCGGATCCAGAGTCTTCGCTTCTGCACTCGTTCTCGTCTATATTTTCCGCGTCGCTGGGTTCCGATTCCGAAGAAGGATCGTCCAAGATGTCTCTGAGAGTTGAACGTTTGCGAGTTGGTTTGACCTTCAAACGACGCTGACGAACCAGAGGAGGAGGCGGAGCAACGGTAACAGGCACAGGCACTGGGTCTGTTGCAGTAATAATCACGGAAGGTCGAACTTGGTTTTGTGGCACACTGTGATCCCAAATGTTTACTACAGGGGTTGCCAGAGGGATTAGATTGAAAGGCATCAAACGCATTGCTTCCGAGAATTCGATTACCTTTGTTATACGACGTGTTAACTGACGAATGTCTTCGTCTTTTATCCATTCGATGTGTAGAAAGGTTTCCGCAGGGATCTTGGGGGTTGTTATGAAAATTCTGTGGGGATTGAAGTTCACAGTCCCCCCTTTCGTTTCCACCTGCATCGAGTATCGATCTAGGAGACGCAAGAGGCGAGAGAAAGGAATCTCCGTCGAAGGCCGAAAATCGTCGAACAGGACGTTCCGTTGACCCGTGTAACCGCAGAACCACTTGTTCGTCCCGTCCTTCACATACAGGTCCGAGCGGTCGCAAGTCTCGTGAACCCAACGAGTCTTGCCCGAACCCGTCGGACCCCATAGCCAGTATACCTCTGTCTCCCAGTCCCGTGAAGCAGAGATTGTTGAAATCATCTTTGCGATGCCATTGTGGTACTTAATGAAAGAAGGGCCATGAGCAAAAGCGATTTCAGAAAGATTAGCACCAGCTAGAACAAGATCGGAAACTTCCTTTAGATCGGATCGCTTACCTTGGCCAGCTGGAGTGTCGCCGTATTCGACAAAAGAACCCTCTTTGGAGCAGTACAGGCGACAAGCAGCAGCATTCCCATCTGCAAGTTTGAAAGCGATTGTGTTTTTATAACCGAGGAAAGAATCGAACTTCTTCACTAAGTTATCCAAGGAAGAATCACTCTTAAGACGGAAGTAACACTGCAGGTGAGGAGTATTTGTTGTCGGACAAATTTCATCACCGAGGATAGCGTAAGCAAAGAACTTGTTCGGGCCGATATGTTCACCTAAGAACTAAAAGTTAAACATGCTTACCAGTGTAAGAAAAGGTAACCTGAAGCGAAGAAGTCCATGAGCTTCAATTTAGCATTTTGTCCGTGGTGGTGAGTAG